GGGATGCCGGCATGGATGGCATTCAGAGGCGAGGCGCAGGGGAGAAATACCGCCGGAGTGTACAGGGAAGAGATTTAAAAATCTATGCCCGGATTATACTGACACGACGCCGACGCGCGAGGAATATAAGCTGATCTATGCCGAAGAGCTGGAACGGATTTTTGAAGATGCGATTGAGCTTGAACGGCTCCGGGCGTTCGGAAACGCAAGGCATCACAGGGCCTTCCTGATAGATTATATCGGGATCGCGGAAAAAGAGCTGCGCGAGATCGAGGACAGACAGGAAGGCTTCAGGACGCCGGAAGGCTCCCGGATTCTGAAACGAATAAGATGGGAACTATAAACCGGAGGACAGGTATGTATTGCGTAAAGTGCAGGGCTAAATGCAAAGTGGTTGACAGCAGGCAGTGCGGCGCGGAAGTGATCCGACGAGTCTACTGTACAAAGTGCGGCCGGGAATTCTATACATGTGAGTTTGAGGACGAAACTGGATACGCTAAGAAAAAACTGTCAGTGGAACACAGAAGGCGCGCGAAAAAAAGTTTTCAGGCGGGTATACGAAAGAGTCATCATGCAGAAGAACCTTATTCAGGCGACAGAAGGGCAGAAAAAGCCGACGGTAGTAAAAAACAGGGACATACTGGTCCTGGCGGACGTGCAGCGGCTCAAGCAGGAGATCCACTATATCGAACAGCGCCGCAAATGGCAGCGGGAAAGGATGTTCAGCATCCAGTCCCAGCCGCTGAGCGGAATGCCGGGAGGCGGGACGCCAAAGGGCCTTGACGAAGCTTACGCGGCGTTGGCGGAGCTTGAAGAAGAGCTGGTCTCTCTGCTGAAGACATACAAGCGGCGCGTCAAAAGATCGGACCAGATCATAGAGGGGATTGAAAGCGGTACAATGCGGACCTTTGTCCGGAGGAAATATGTCTATAATGTATCGGACACGGAGATCCGGAGGCGCCTGTCCATATCCCGGAGGGGGTTTGAACGGGCAAAGATGGCTGTGGAATCCGCACCCTGCATGGCGGCCGTGAAGTGGCAGGAGCGCTATATATTGGCAGCGGATGACGGCTGAAATTACAACATATTGAGAAAAACATGAAAAATGTGTTGAATGGACAAGCCCTCCGTGATAATGTGATAGTGTCGCAAGAGCTGAAAGGCGGGTAACAGAACGTTGCCCGCCTTTTTCATGCAAAAAACGAGGGGATGGAAAGCCATGGCAACAGTGTATCTGGAAATTGATATTTCGGATCTTGACGAGGAGATCAGCCGTCTCCGGTCGGTCATGCAGCCAAAGCAGTTCGAAAACGCAATGTACGGAATCTTCCGGAGGACGACCCGCCACGTCCGGGTGATCCTGAAAAAGGACCTCCCGCAGCAGTACCATGTCAGGAAATCCGACATCCAGGCGGCTGTTTCGACAGGGAAAGTCGTGAACTCCCCAGGTGCCGGAGTCGGATGCACGATCCCGATCAAGGCTGAAAGGGGGGATGTCGGCGGGAAATTCAGGGCGCGCGGCGGCGCCCGCGGCTGGGAGAGCCTGCACAAGAAATACCGCGTGCAGGCGCGCGTGGTAAAGGGCGGGATTTCCACTCTGCCGGCAAAAATGCCCGGGAATTACGGCGGGAACCCCCCATTCCGCAACCTGTCCGCGGAAAGCCTGCACGGGCTGACTTACACGAGGAAGACCAGGAAAAGGATCCCGATCATGAAGGTCGAGAGCATAGCGATCCCGCAGATGCCGATGACAAGGAGCGAACCGGATGTGCAGCGGGATATCCGGCAGTACCTCGAAAAACAGATGGAGCAGAGATTCAACTACCTGGTTATGAGCGGTCGTTAAATGGGATACTCGATGACGAAAAAGGAGCTTGCATCCATTGCGGGCTACACATACAGGAGGCTGTATGACATAGACAGGGATCTTCCGGAAGGAAAGAAACTATTCGTGGCAGGCGAGGGCGGCAAGTACGACCTCGCTGTTTTTGTACAGAAATGGGTCGAGTACAATGTCGCCAACGAGGCAAGCGAAGACTGGGACCTGGATCTTGTAAAGGCCAAACACGAAGTCATAAAAACACAGAAGACGGAACTGGAAGTTGCCAGGATGAGGGGCCAGCTGGTCGACGTGCAGGACGTCCGGCGGCTGTGGGGCGACATAGCGAACACGGTCACGCAGAACATGCTGCATCTGCCGAGCAAGCTCGCTCCCATGCTTCAGATGGTGGAGAGTGTGGACGTGATCCGCGGCATCATCGACGAGGAGATCAGGAAAGTCCTGGAAGAGATCGCCGTCACACCACTCCCGGAATACGCAGGAGAAAACGGGGACGACGAAAACGGGGAAGGAGACGAAGACGGGGAGGCGTGACGGATGAATGCTTTACAGGAGCTCGCCCGGTACACCTATGAAATGTTCCGGCCTCCGGCCCGGCAGACGGTCTCCGAGTGGGCGGACGAAAACAGGGTCCTCGTATCAGAATCCAGCGCGGAGCCCGGATCGTGGAGAACGGACCGTGCTCCCTACCAGAGGGAGATCATGGACTGTTTCACGCAGCCGGGGATTTGGCAGATCGTGATCATGGCAAGCGCGCAGGTTGGAAAATCGGAAATCGAACTGAATATGATGGGCTGCGCTATCGACAATGACCCGGGCCCCATGCTCTATATACAGCCGACGGACAGGGTGGCGGAGGATTACTCCAAGCGGCGTATCGCGCCTATGATAGCTGCCTGCCCGACTCTGCGGGACAAGGTATTCAAGGCGAGGAGCAGGGATACGGCAAACACCATCACCATGAAGACTTTCCCGGGCGGAAGCCTTGCCATTATCGGCGCGAACAGCCCGGCAGACCTTGCCTCAAAGCCTGTCCGATATATTTTCATGGACGAAACAGACCGCTTTCCCGCCAGCGCGGGAACAGAAGGCGACCCGCAGGAACTTGCTGAACGCAGGACGGAGACTTTCCGGCATAACCGCAAGATTGTCAAGACATCGACGCCGACGATCAAGGGGAGGAGCAAGATCGAGACCGATTACATGAACGGCACACAGGAAGAATGGCATACAGAATGTCCGCACTGCAAATGTTTCAGCTTTATCCGGTTCGCGGATATCAAGTTTGAAAAAGAGGAGTACAAAAACGAACGCGGGGACGTGGATTATCATGTTCTTTCCGTCTCCTGGCAGTGTCCGTCCTGCAAAGAACTGATCCCGGAACACACGGCGAAGCACCTTCCCGCCAAATGGGTGCCTAAAAACCCAAAGGCTGCGGACAACGGCATACGGTCCTTCCGGCTCAACGCCTTCATGTCGCCGTGGTCGGACTGGAAGGATATCGTCTGGAAATTTTTGAAAGCCAGGAAGGACCCGGAGAAGCTGAAGACTGTGTATAATACTATCTTCGGCGAGCTGTGGGAAGTACACACAAACACAGGACTTGACGAATCCCTGTATAAACGCAGGGAACATTACGACGCGGAGATCCCGTCCGGAGTCCTCTTGCTGACCATGGGTGTTGATACGCAGGACAACCGCCTGGAATACGAGGTCGTCGGCTGGGATCGAAACGGGCAGAGCTGGGGCATCAGCCGCGGGATCATTCCCGGGAGGGCGGACGCTTCCGGAGTTTGGGAAGAGATAGATCTTTTACTGGACCGGGAATGGAAATTGAAAAACGGGATGAAGATGCGGATCCTCGCGACCTTCATCGACTCGGGCGGCCACTTTACACAGGAAGTCTACCGGGAGTGCGCAAAGCGCCAGACAAGGAGGATCTGGGCGGTCAAGGGCGAGCCCGGCGAAGGAAAGCAATACTGCCGGCCGATGAAAAAGGGCTCCGGGAAGGACAGCGGTGTCAAGTTCATGCTTGGCGTAGACCAGGGCAAAGAAGGAATCATGTATGAAGCCGGGATACTCGAACCGGGGCCGGGATACATGCATTTCCCCATCGATTACCGGTCCGGATACGACATGGAGTTCTTCAAAGGGCTGATATCGGAACAGATGGTCATGCACCGGAGGGGAGGCCGGAGCGCGGTCGCATGGGAGAAGATCCGGGAGCGCAACGAACCGCTGGACTGCCGGAATTACGCGCGGGCGGCATACCGGTACTTCAACTGGCACTTTGACGAGCTGGAAAAGATCATCAGGGGCGATAACAAGCCGGTAGTCATTACGAA